GCCATTAGCGTATGCCTGTCCTGGACGCCATCTGCCTGCGCTGAATACACCGCCGCCTGCCCGACCGCCACCGAGCCAACTGCTGATTTTTGCTGTAAACCCGCTAATGACTTTACTAAAAGAGCTTGCGATTTTCTTTTTGGTAAACTCTGCCGTCATGCCGCTGATGACCGAGTTAAATCCAAACCCCTTTTGCTTTTTGGTAAATGATGCTTTCATTTCACCGATTGTCGAACTAAAGCCGGCGCCTTTTTCCTTACTGGTAAACGATGCTTTCATGCTGTCTACAGTGTAATTAAAGGCAGAACCCATCTTCTTCGATACAAGGGTAATGTTACCTTTATCGATGTTCTTGTGCTTTGCGCTCAAACTATCTTTGGAAGTTGAGTAGGTGATATTACCTTTGTTGATGTTCTTAAAGGTTTTTGACAGCGCATCCGAAGCACTTTTAAGGATAATAGAACCATTCTTCAGTGTCTTGCCTGCCGGAGTTACCGCATCCGACAACTTGCCAACTTTCACAGTGCCGCCGCCGAACAGTTTATTGGCAACATTGTCCTTGAAAGTATTTACGGAAGCCGTAGCCTTTTCGATTATCTTCTTCCCGGTAGGAATAGCATCAGTAACGCTCTCAATCTTTCCGTTGACGGTAACATTGGGCTTTTTGCCCTTGTTTTCCGTAGTCAGACCAAGTTTAGCAGGAAATTTCTTCAAACCGGCACTGACACCATCAGATGCCTTTTGGAGAATAGACCGTGTAGGCGTTTCAATTGAGACAGACGCTTTAACAGAAGTAGATTCTGCTTCCCAACTTGGCTTGTACATTGACATCCCAGGATTCGGATTCTTGAACAGGTTAGCGAATTTTTCACCAGCTTTGTACAACGGGCTATTTCTCGCATCGCCCTGTGGAATAGCCATAGCGTCCGTGCTTGTCGTAGTGCCCATTTTCTGAACATCTTTACGCCAAGGTTTATCGAACGCATAACGGGCGGCGACCATGAACGGAGATAAGTACAATGCTCCAAGCGCAAGACCGCCAGCAAGACCAATACCACCACCAGTAGCCGCACCTTTGGCAACGCTTCCGGCAACACCACCAGTAGCCGCACCAGTAGCCGTACTCGTAGCACCACCAGCAACAGTACCGCCTGCTCCGCCGAACAAACCAACGCCGATACCAAGTTTAGCAAGGATGTTTTTTAGAATGAACAGTTTGAGTGCGGTAATCGAAAGCGAAACACCTGCTTTTGCCATCTCGAAAGCGATGATTCCGCCAATAGTCAGCTTAATTTTGCCGAGGTTTAACTTACTGAGGATTTCCGCAAGTTTAACAGCGACACCGCCCCAGTCAAAACCTTCAAGCGCACCTACTATCGCTTCCCAAAGAGTATCGACAAGTCCATTCACGGCATCCGCAAAATCGTCAGCATCAATGTTTGTAATAAAACTGCTGATAGCTTTTCCGATAGACTTACCGATGTCACGTCCGTTTACTGTCTTAAAGAAGGTTCCAGCACCGGCAAATACAGATGAAAGTGCTTTGCCTGCTGTAGCACCCACTCCGGCAAATGTCTCAGGGTCAAAGATTCCGTTGACTGTCTGCGCAAGCCCACGCCCCCAAATACGGAACGTGGTTCTAATCAGGTTCCAATCAAAGTTTTCTGTAACGCCCCTGATTCCAGCCGCAATAGCAGTACCAAGTTCTTTAAAATTAAACGCCATTCCAAAACCGAACAGGCTATGGAAAACTGTGTTGATGGAACTGGCTATAAGTCTGCCGAGTTCATAGAAAAGATCGTCGGAAATCAGACCGTTAAGAAACTGCGCAAGTCCAATGCCGAATCCCTGTGCCGCACTGTAAACACTGTCCCAATCAATAGACTTGAGTGCCTTTGTCAGTGTATCGCCAATGTACTCACCAAGTTCATACAGCGAATCAATCTCCGATTCAAATGCGGTTTTAGTCCTGTTGAAAGCAACGGTAACAGCGCCATCACCATTAGCACCGCCACCGCCAGTGCCACCGCCGCCAGAACCAGAACCGCCACCGCCGGAACCGCCCGAACCACCGCCGGAACCGGAATCCGCATTAGTAGTCAGCAGGTTCAGTTTGTCAAAGCCCTGTAACTGCTGTTTGAGTTTCTTCGCATTGTCAGCCGCATCGCCAAGTCCTTTTGCCGCATCGCCAGCACCGCCGCCAAGACCGTCAGCGGCATCACCAGCCGCACCAAGGTCATCAGCAAGCATGCCGACGGAAGAGGCCATAGGAACGCCCGCCGCATAAACTTCCGCTTCCCATCCGAAGATTTTGCCGAGTGCATTAAGGATAGTCTCGACAAAACTCGTAACGGATTTGAGGAAGTTGTTCATGGCAATAACAGCAGGCTTAAAGGCGTTTATGAACATAGCACCGAATTTAGCGCCAATGTTCTGTAACTGCTGTGCAAGCATCCTTGTCTGGTTGGCCCACGAAAGTTGAGTTCTCACTCGTGTTATCCTACCGGCTTTTTATCCGGTAGTTCTTACAGTTTCCTGTAAGGTCAGCATACATTTTCAGCCAGCACAACTTAATGTACTGGCTGTCGAGCACTCGTGGGTAGATTATATTTATTCACTACCTATGCGTTACAGTGTGCTATGGCCTTGTCGCAATCCATAGCCTTACCACGGTATTAGCATATTGATTTAAAGTCGTTTCCACTTAAAGCCGAAAGCTGTTCGCCATTCGTCAGAAAGTGCTTTGTGTATGCTCTTATAATTAACTCCCAATGCCCTCGCCGCATCGGTTGTTCTATCGTAAGTAGCAATCACTTTGTTTGTTTTCGGGTCTATCTGAGCAATCTTAACACCCTTAACACGTTTCTCGTGTTTGGATAAATCTTTTATAGGGAAATCTTCTTCAAAGGCAAAAATATAACCGCCTGCGGATTTTGAAAGTCCATTTGCGGAACTTGAAATTCTTGATCGCAGGATTCCTGTCTTTTCGGCGGCTTCTTTTGCACTTTTGTACCTTGCTATGAAGTTTCCGCTCATATCGCACTGAATAACTGGACGCATCTGTGGCTGTTCCTTTTTAGTTTTTCTCACGAAACCACGTTCCAGATATTCGTCCTCAAACATAAATGCGAATCCTTTGCATTGGCACGAAAGTTGCTTGCAACACCTTAGAACATCTGAATCATGGAATCCGTCTGCTTTGGCTTCTCCAGCACTATCGTATCTCTTAACAACTTTACCATCAAGAGTAAAACGAATCACTGGCCTTGCGTTCCACATGCAACCGCCGTCTCCGCCTTTCGTCATGTTGTATCCGTTAGGCTTGAATGAATTAAATTTGCGGATGTATTTTCTTTCCAGTTCAGATGCTTCTTTAAGCGAATCTGCCTTATCTACAATTTCCCATATGAAGTTTTCTTTTCCGTGGGCAACTAACGCCCTATGGAATATGCAATCATCTTCTTTTCGATTGCTTAGATGTTGCCATTTTCTTTTATTAGGCTGGCAACTTTGCCCTACATAGACTTTATTGTTTGTAGTGTCTGTAACTTTGTAAATATAATAAGTCCTCATGACTATATTATATAAAAGTGTTCGCACTAAATCAACTTAGCTTTCACCGTTTTTGCTCGATTTTTCAAAACATATTACTATGTTAAGCCGCAAAACTTTTACGGAAATCTTCCTGCGCCGCTCCGGTACGGGCCAGTACGTACTGATACCGAAGCATGGCTTTTTGTGCCTGCGTCATAGACTGCATTTTGGCATCTAAGCCTTGCTTCATCGCCCACTCTTGTACCGTTGCCTGTGTTAAGTCAATGCCGTATTGACGTAGTACCCTTGTCTGGCCTGTTAATACGCCAGACGCAAGTGCCTGTGCCATCGTCTGCTGGTCAACGTCGTAGAACGACGCCATATCGCCCGCCAGATTTGTCAGGACAAGCGACATATCCGTTGCTTTACTTGCAGTTCCGGCATAGGTATTTCCAAGGGATTCAAGTTTCTTAGTCGAAGCGGCAACAGCGCCGTCAGTTACGCCCATTGACTGAATCATAGCCTGGAACGTAGATGCGGTCTGTTTGTATGTCAGTTCGGACATGCCAAGGTCAGAGATAGCGTTTTTGGCGTTCTTGTTTACCTGTTCTGCAACAGTACCAAAAACAGTATCAACCCTGTTCTGCACTTCCGCCAAATCAGAAGCAATTTGTACGGAACCAGAGAAAGCGCCCCAAAGACCACGAAGAAGAGCCATAAGACCTGTGACGATCATTTTGAATTTAATCATCGTCGCAAGCAGGTTCTTCATGCCGTTGTCCGCCACCTTAGAGTTTTTGCCCATCTGACTAAGCAGTTGGTTGGCAAGCATTGTTGTCCTGTCCATGCCGCCGCCACCGCCCATGGTCGATGTAAGCTGTCCAAGTGACTGAACGAGATTTAAAATATCTTCCCTGACCGGTTCTGCCCCTTGCATGGTTGACAGGAAGTTCCGTAACGCATCAGCAAGTTTGGGGAGAACATCAGCCGCACGTTCGACTTTGGCTTTCCCAAGTTCACCGATTGCCTGCACAAGCGCCGCAAGTTTTTCCGTATCAATGTCAATGGTAATGCCGGAAAGTGACTTCAAGCCATCAGCAATAAACTGCAGTGACTTAGCGGCAGATTCGCCTTTTGATTTGCTGTATTCATTAATTGCCTGAAA